AGGTGGCCTGAATGCCACCAGGCCCAGAGATGGAGAGCTTGGGCTTAGGCAGGTACACCTCATGCGCGATGAAGGTCAAACTCTTCGTGGCATCAATGACGTAGCTGAACGTCAACTCAAGCGGCGCGTTGTTGGTCGCCGCATCGATGAGGTCTGTATCCGCAAACCGAACCTCAAGGTTTCCGGTCAAACTGGCGACCGTTGGATCAGCCCCTTCGATTTTTCCGTCAGAACGAATGGTTTCTATGCGGGCTAGGTTGTTTGAATAGGTGAGCTGCGCCGCGACCACGTTGCCAAGCGCCTGTCCATTCTTTTTGATCGAACCTTGGAACTGGTTAAACCGCGTGATGCCTAAGGCTTGCGGCGTTGCATCCACTGTCACCAGTTGCTTGACTTCCCCTTGCGCGATCAAACCCAGAGTCGCATCCGCTGCACCTGAGCGCGCGAACTTGACCTGAACGGAGTTGACCATCACGCCCGACGACTCAAAGTACGCCGGGATATCAGGCAAGCCCGTCTCAAGCGCAAGACTTGGCAAGACAGGCTGCCCCGACCCAAAGGTGTGCTGATAATCCACATCGCCTGTAGAAACAGGAGCTCCCAGCAACGCCTTGAGCCACAAGCCAAAATTGCGCAAGTCGATCGGGACCACCATGTCGCCCTCGACCTTGATGACATCGCGAATGGGTGCGCTAGGGTCTCGTCCTAGTCCAATCAGGTCATTGGCAATAAGGCCTTGTTCAGACCCCAATGAGGTGGACACAAAGGGGAGCTTCCAGTACTCGGTCGTGCCACTGGGGTGCGTTCCGTAGGAAGGTTCGAATGCAGCCAGCAAGCTGGCATTTGCGCCATAGGCACGGGCCATAGTTATTCTCCAGTTTCAAAAAGATTCAAGCCAGCGGATCGCTGCTTGCGTAATGCATCACCACATCCAAGGTGCAGGCCTTGATGCCCACCGCACCATCGGGTGCGACGTCTTCGAACTTCGGGGGATGAATTTCGATGAACTCCACAACGCCGCCCAAAGTTCGGTCTGCCCTGACAAGTGCAGAAAACTGCTTGAGCAACGCATCCATGCGTGCGTCTCGCTCCGCGCCATCGGGGTGACTCACGTACACCTCCAGATTGGCTGAGTGCTCCCACTGATAGGTCAGTGGCGAGAGCATCACCTCGACTTCATTCATGTCGCCATCACGCAGCACCACCATGGCGTGCTCTGTCATGCGCTCGGGCAGCGCACTGTTGCGCTTAGGGACATTGCCACCAAGGGGCAACTGCCCCAACAACTGAAACAAAGCCCCGACGGCTTCTTCACGTTTGGACATAAAAAACAGGCCCATGGCCTGCTCCTGTAAATCAACTCCTGCCCTCATTCATCGGGCCAGTTGGAGATAACGTTTTGTATGAGCTGGGATTCCCAGCGTTGAACGGCTGAATTGATATCGAACTTCTTCTTAAGCTGAGCCTGAGGCACCAACAAAAAAATCGGCACACTGACCAGCCCCTTGCCCGACTGCTGCGCCGAAGCAGAAGCGCTTGTGAAACCACCCCGCTTGCCTGCTTTTGCACGTTGGTTGTCCGCCACCAAGAGTGACGGCTTACCCGCTCGGTAGACAAATCGAAGTCTCTGGCCGCGTATGCGCTCCCAAAGCCCCGGTGTGATGCGTTTGCCGCGTGGACCCGTGCCAGCCGCAGGCAATGGAATGGAGAGCCAAAACCCGTTCTTCGATCGAATCAACGCTCCCTCGTCATGGGCAGCCACAACCACAGGCGCTCGGCTGTAAACCAAACCTGCAGCGCCCAGACTCTCACGCCCCTTGGGATACACCTCACCTCGCCACGTATTGGCAAGGCGCGCGCCAAGACCTGCACCAGTGATCTGACTGCGCAGCTCACCTTTGAGGCCCTCGGTGGCGTCACGCACACCTGTGGTCACCGCATGTCTGGCCGCTTTGAGTTCAGCGGCCATGAGTTTTTGCAGATTGCCACTGAGCGCAGCAACGAGTCGTGAAGACACGGTCAATCCTCCGGCCAGATAGACGCACTCACCGTCCAGACGAGCCGCTCACGGTCAATGAGCGGCTCCCCATGAAGGACATAGCGCGTCCCACCCAACACCAATCGGTCCCCTTCTCTTGGCTGTTTGACCTCGGATGCCATCAACTCAAAACGCTGGGTATCAACCACCAGATGGGTTTGACCGAAGTTTTGAACTGCATCGGGCGCTTTGGCGATCACTCGCACATCGAGGGAGACCCCCGCTTGTGTGATGTACACAGCGGGGGTCCCCAAGCGAAGAAACAACCGAGAGATGAGCTGAACGAAAGGATCTCGACTCATCAACTACCCCCTCAGCTGGCTAAGACTTTGACCAACAAGCTCGGACGATGGCACATGGGCAACGGGTTGCTCTGCGTGTGCAAGTCCGTACCGCGACCGAAGTCACGCGGCTCTTGCTTGGCATACAGCGGCTGGCCCAATGTGTTGACCGTTTCATTGAAGTCGGCGGGTGCGAAGTACGTGGCAAAGGTATCGAGAGTGCCCTCAGGGAACGCATGACCTTCGCCGGGCTCAATGAAGCGGCGCAGATTGCCCGACATGTCAGTGGCTTGGCCCAAGTACTCTTCAAAGGTCACACCTGCAAAGGTGAAACCAGAGCGTTGGTCTGTGCGCAACATGGCGCTTTCTTGGGTGAGCTGGTAAGCACGGATCACATTGGGGTGGCTGGTGAGCGCATCAAAGAAGTCCGAAGACACCAGCACGCGCACATTGGTCATGTACTCGCCTTTGAGGTTGAGCTCAAAGTAGCGCTTCAGGTCCAGGCACTTTTTCTTGACGTCCGTGTCCTTCTTGCTGAGTTCGAAATTGAACACGGCAGGTGTGATCTGGAATTCTTCAAACAAGTCGTACAGCACGGAGCCATCCGCATCCAAGATCACGCCCTTCAAAGCACCCATGCGTAAGTGCTCCAAAGTGATCGCATGCTTGTTGCGCATGGACTGCAAGTGATCGGTCATTACATTGGCTACTGTCTCGGTGTCTGTTTCAGAACCAAAAGCGCGCAGACCTTGGATTTCCTCAGGTAACACCACATCGTCGTGTGGAATGTGAGGAATCATGAACGAACGCAACTTGCGACGGCCACGCTGGCCCACGGTACCTGGGGCACCCACAGGCAATGTGGGCAGGAGATTCAACACGCCATCACGCTCTTCAATGGCAATCTGGCGAAAACGCACAGGCTTGGCAGGCATGAGGTTGATCTGTTCAATCTTGCCAAATTGATTGGGCAGGATGTTGATCGCGGCGGTCAGTGCGGTCATTGAGAACGCGGGGGACTGGAAAGGATTGTTCATTGCTTAGGCTCCTTGACGAACGAGAATGCCGACGACTTCGAGCTGCGCAGTGGCAGTCGCTTTTTCTTCGGCGGTGATGGCGACGGGCCACACCAGGGCGTGGTGCGCGACGATGGCTTGGCGTGTCGCAGCGATGCCACTGGACTTGTCGCCTGTAGTGGCGTCCACGGACTGCAACAAAACAGCCGTGGCGATTTGTGTGCCATCGGTGGCAGCGGGGTCGAGTGCTTTGACCTTGCCGTTGGCATCAACGCGTCCGAGGACCGTGCCGATGCGCAAGTTCTGGCCTGCAGCGACTGTGACTTGGTCGCGGGAATAGAGGGACTCTTCCTCATACTTGAGCAAGTCGCCCAAGGTCAACTCATTGGTGAGAACCGACATTTAAAACTCCTAGTTGGATTTGTAAGAAGGACGATTGGCCGCGAGTTTTTGGGCACGCTGCTGTGCAGCGATTACCACAGGGCTTTGCTCAGGCTTGGTCGTCGTTTGGGTACCGGCTTGCGGCAAGATGTGAGAGCTGATCTCGGGGCTATCGGACGCTTTGGCGGCCAACAGCTCATTGCGAACTTGCTCCACACTCAAGCCACGCTCCAGCGCAGACAATGTCATGTCTGACTTACCAGCCAACAAGCACATCTCGGCCACGGCCAGCACGTTGGCACTGGCTTTACGGATGTCATGACTGGCAGCCGCTGCAGATGCAGCGGCAACTTCTGGTTGAACCACTTCAAGGGTTTCTTGGGTTGGTTCACCAGCACCAGCAGGTAACTCAACCTCTTGATGAGGGGCCTGATGAGGCTCTTGGGGATTTGCATCCCCAGGAGCCACAACGGTGGAAGTGACGGGAACGGCTTCTGTCGAAGCGGTAGATGCAGGCGGCGATGTTTGCGACATCAATTTCTCCTTGGAAAGAACTGGATCGGGAAGTGAGACTTCCATCTCGCGCCCCGATCCAAACGATCGCGCGATGGCAGATTTGCGTTGTTGGACTTCAACCGCCAGCGCGCGCAAGGCGTCGTCTGCCGTGCCAATGGCATCAGCAAAACCAGCCTCAATGGCGTCACCCGCGTAGAAGAGTCTTGCTTGTGTGTCTCGCACGGCCTGCGCATCCAAACCTCGGTTGGTTGCGACCGTCGAGACAAACATCTCGTAGAGCCGATCCACTTCCGTTTGCAGCGCCGTAGACGCTTCGTTGGAGAGTGGTAAGTGCGGCGATAGGTCGTTTTTGCGGTCACCTGCGTAGATGGCCGTGTATCGGTAGCCATCGAGCGCATCGCGCTGCGTCTGGTCCACGTGCAGTGCAATCACGCCGATGGAGCCCACACCACCTGTGCGCGTCAGATAGATGCGCTCAGCACTGCAGGCAATTGCGTACGCTGCAGAGAAAGCATCATCATTGGCCAGAGCCCAGATCGGTTTGGAGCTTCGCGCACTCACGATCTCATCGGCCAGATCGAACGCCCCGCCCGCCTCACCACCAGGCGAGTCAATATCAAGCAGCACCGCATCCACATTGGGATCGTTGATCGCTGCATTGATTTGCGCGCTGATGGAGGCGTAGCTCGTCAAACCCGATGCCGCGTCCATGGCTCCCGTGCGTCGCACCAGGGTTCCAAGCACACTGATCACCGCGATATTGGGCGCTTGAAGGTCTGTGCGCATCACGCGCTCGGGTGGTGAAAATTGAGCTAACTGCTGCGCTGAGGTTTCTGGAACGACCATGCCCATTCGTGACCCCACCACCGAGAGGATGACCTCAAGCTTGCGGGGATGAATGAGCAAAGGCGTGCCAAAAACCCGCGAAGCCAGATATGGCATCGTCGGAAGATTTGTCATAGGACCTCTGAGTTAAGAGATGAAAAACCGTGTCTAGGTTTCTTGGTCCACCAGCGGCGCATCAGGCACATCTGGTGGGTAGGTGGGTGCCACTTGGTTGGTAGCTCCGTTGCGCGCGACCAAGCGAGGGTCGGTGTCGAGCACCAAGCCCAGCGAGTCGGCGCGTGCGTTGTCTGCGGCAATCTCCC